ATCGTCTGCGATGATCTCCTCATAAGCTCTGCTTTCGTATACGATCTAGATGAAACTCTCGCTCACTATTCTTTGAGAAGCGAGATCTCTAAAAAAATCGGTCACGCTTTGGCCGAAGCATATGATAAGAAGGTATTCCGTACCATCGCAAAAGCAGCTCGTGAAGCTCATCCAATCACTGCATCACCAGGTCCAGAACCAGGTGGTTCAATCATCAAGATTGGTGCTAATAACGAGTATGATGCTCAGAAGTTGGTGGATGCATTCTTTGAAGCTGCAAGTATCCTAGATGAAAAGAACCTTCCTAAGTCTGGTAGAACCGCAGTCCTGGCTCCACGTCAGTACTACGCTCTAGTATCTCAGGTTGATTCTAACATCCTCAACCGTGACTACGGTAATACACAAGGTAACTTGAACTCTGGTGAGGGACTAGTATCTATTGCTGGTATCAACATCCAACGTTCTAACAACCTACCTTTCCAAGCTGGTACAGTTAATGCACAGGCTGGTGAAAACAACGATTATTCCGGTGCTTTCGCTGACCACGCAGGTCTTATCTATCAGAAGGATGCTGCAGGTGTTGTAGAAGCAATCGGTCCTCAAGTACAAACAACCGGAGCTGACATTAAGACAATGTATCAAGGCGACTTGATTGTTGGACGTCTAGCAATGGGAGCTGGTACTTTGAACCCTGCTGCTGCAATTGAAATTCAAACTGCTTGAGGTATATTATGTCAGTTAAACCTGGAGTGGCTACAACAAGAACTATCCCAGCGGGTCAAGCAGTTGGCTCAACTCTTAGTTCTGAAACAAAAGGCGCACCATCTCCCCTAGAGTATGGCCGTCAGCTCCAAGCTAACGGTCTAACTGCCAGGGGTGACGCAAACACCTAACTTATATATTTATACTTATGGCTATTGTAAACGCATCAACAGCCGCCGGCAATAATGGAGTCTGCGGCCCTGCCAGCCCAGCTGGTCAAACTCTACCAGTAGCTACCGTAACAGGTACCTTAGCTGGTAACAACTTTGATGGTAACAAATCCACAGCTCTACGACATTCTGTAGCAGCTACTCAAGGAGGCGCTACCGCTTTGAAATCCGAAGTCTATTCTGAAACCATGTGTTTCCGTACAGCCTATGTAGGCCAAGACGGTGACACAGGTCGTGAAGCAGACGGCGGCGATACACAAGCAAGAGGTGACTAACCTCAACACGGGGGACTTCGGTCCCCTTTTTTTATTCATATAAATTAATTATGGCTTTCCCTACTACAAACGCTGCAGAAGAATTACCAGCGGTAAATGAAATATTGGCGTCTGTAGGACAGGCACCTGTCACCACCCTCGATCAAACCAACCCGGACGTTGCGATTGCTTACGATACATTACTTAATGTTTCCCGAGAAGTACAGAGTGAAGGCTGGACATTTAACACTGAAGAATATATTAAATTTACCCCAGATGTTAATGATGAAATTGAAATAGCTAGTAATATATTACAAATAGATTTACATGATGAAGTGGATGATCAATACGAAGCTATTAGAAGAGTAGATTCTACTGATGGTAAGGTGAAATTATATGAAAAAGTTAATCATACTTATACATGGGATTCTAGTAAATGGAGTTCAGGTGTAAGATGTAACGTGGTTTATCATCTTGATTGGGTTAATCTGCCTAGACCTGTTCAAGATTATATAGTAGCCAGAGCAGCTTCTATTGTATCCAGTAGAATAGTAGGAGATCCTCAACAGTATCAAATACTACAACAAAAGGAACTATATAATAGAGCACAGGCTATGGAGTATGAATGCAATCAAGGCGATTATACATTCTTTGGTCATCAACGTGGCAAGAAAGTGTATGAAAGCTATCAACCTTATAAAGCTTTATTACGCTAATGGCAGCAGTAACACAAACAGTACCAAACTTTTTAGGTGGTGTATCAAACCAACCTGATGATAAAAAACTACCAGGTCAAGTCAGGGAAGCTTTAAACGCATACCCTGATCCTACGTTTGGTCTACAGAAAAGACCTGGTTTAAAATTTCTTTCAGAATTAAAAGAGACTGGTGGGTCATCATGGGATAACAATGATTTAGATAACGGTAAGTGGTTTTACTATAACCGTGATGCTGATGAAAGATATATAGGATGTATCGTAGGCAACGCTACACCAGCTAATGCTGATATCCATGTATGGAATGCTATAGATTTAACTAAGTGTACAGTTGACCATGATGGAACTCTGTTTAAAATAACAGGTGATGGTACAGGTAATGGTACAGATGCTACATTAACCGGACTCGCTACCACTACTAGTGGATCAGGTTCAGGAATGACAGTTGATGTCACAATATCAGGTGGTGTATGTACAGCTATAAAGGTTAATGCAGAGGGTAATACTAACTATAAAGTAGGGGAAACTGTTACTATATCTAAGAGTTTAATACCTGGCTCAGGTGCTGGTAGTAAGATAGATGCTGATGTAACATGTACTATTAGAGCACGTGAAGTCATTGGATCTTATTTAAATAGTATTGTAGATACAGATTATGACTTTCTAACTATTAGAGATACTTCTATTGTTACTAATAAAACTAAAGTTATAACTACTCAGACTGCACCTACTCATACAGCTAACACTAAGGGTACTCTAAGGATACACCTAGTAGAATATAGTGCTAAGTATGAAGTACAGTTGAGTTTTGGTGGTACAGATTATAGATGTACACTAGATACTAAAGCTGGTGATACAGCACCTAGTGATGCATCAACTACAAACTTCTTAAAAGTAACTGATATACTAACTTCATTAGTAACAGGTAGTAGCACAGGAGGCGATTATACACACACTAGTGCAGCTAGTGGTTTAGATGGTATTAATGGTATATCAGCTACGGTTGTTGGAACTTGTATTGAAATCGAAGCTAGCTCTGAATTCACATTTACTGTTATTACAGGTGGTAAAGGTGGTGAGTCTATGACTGGTTATCAGGATAAAGTGGATAGTGTTAGTCTATTAGCTGGTGAATCTAAACACGATAGAACAGTTGAAATCATTAATACAGCCTCTTCTGCTGATACATATTATGCTAAATTTGTAGCTAACAATGGTACATCTGGACCAGGTGTATGGGAAGAGACTGTAGGACCGGGTGTATCTTTAGGACTTAATAAAGATACCATGCCACATAAGCTATATAACTCAGCTAAGAATACATTTATATTTTCACCAATTGACTATGATGATAGGTCTGTAGGAGATAATGTAACTAATGAACATCCTATGTTTGCACAAGGTGATAAAACTATACAGCAAGCATTCTACTATAACAATAGACTTGGATTCCTTACAGATGATAATGTAGAGATGAGTCAGTCAGGTCAGTTCTTTAACTTCTATATGACTACAGCTCAAACTGCAGTAGATAGTGATCCTATTGGTCTAAGTTGTTCTAGTATTAGACCAGCTACGCTACATGGTATTATACCTACAGCACAAGGCTTACTGTTATTCAGTCAAAACCAACAGTTCCTGATGTTCTCTACTGAAGGTAACCTAACACCTAGTACAGCTTTGATTAGAGGCTTGTCTAACTATAAGATGAACCCTGATATAGACCCTGTTGACGTTGGTACAGCTATCAACTTTGTTAGTAAGACACATGATACAGCTGGTTTCACTAGAGTCTTTGGTCTATTACCACAAGGCCCAGGTCAAGCACCTAGGGTTGTGGATATAGGTAGGGTTGTTGCTGAGTATATACCAGCTACTATTACTAATATGGCAGGTAGCCCTCAAAATAGCTTCATTTCTATGTATGGTAAGACACTAGATAAGATATGGTTCTACCGTACTTACAGTGATGGAGAGACTGATCTGATTCAGACATGGTTTAATTGGCAGCTGCCTGGTAATGTACACTTTGTAGAAACTGATGCAGATACTATGTATACTGTTGTTAAAACAGGTACAGGAGCTTCTGCTAGATATAATTTATGCAGTGCTACACTTACTCAAACACCAGAAGAAACTATTATTGTAACAGCAGAAGGACAGCAGGTTAACCCTCATATGGACTTCTATAAAGCTACAACAGCTGTAAGTCAGTATCCTATTGGTAGTGTAACTATCACTAATGAAGGATCTGGTTATTCTGGTACACCTACTGTAACTATTGCTGCTCCCGCTAGTGGTACCCAAGCTACTGGTACAGCTGTAGTTGCAGGAAATAAAGTTACTGGTATTACTATTACTAATCCAGGTAAAGGTTATGACCCTGCTAACCCTCCAGCTGTTACATTCAGTGGTGGAGGTGGTTCTAATGCTGCGGGTACAGCAGTAGTGTATGACGGTTCTTACTGTCAAGTACCTTTTAAAGATGTTTCTACCTTAACTCCTGTTATTGTTATTGCTGGTAATGCTACTTCTAACTTCTCTGGTACTACTGAGTCTGGTTTTACGCTAACACCAGGACGGGTTACAGTCGGTTCCAATACTTATTTCAAAGTACCAAGTAAAGATTTATCAGGGCAAGCGGCTAACGTATATGTAGGTTATAAATATAATTATGATATAACTTTACCTAAGATTTATTTTAGACAAGATGCTAGAGATCAAGGTAAACTAACTGATTTTACAGCTACACTTACTGTAGCTAGATGTAAATTCTCAATAGGTCAATCTAGTGTTGTAGGTTTTAAACTCAAACGTAAGGGTGTACAAGCTGCTACACAAACGTTCACAGGTGATGGAAGTACAGTTGCATTCTCACCAGATTTTACCGTAAAAGATAAAGGTGATGTTATTGTCAAAAAGAATGGTGCTAAGCAAACACTTACTACCGATTATACCATTGCCGATCACGCAACTAACCCTGATCAAATTACAGTTACATTCGGTACGGCGCCAGCTGCTGCTACTACAGCCGCAAACGTTACTACTGCTGCTGACAGTGTTGAGATCTATGTAGAT